ATCGTGGTTTGTACGGTCCTGATGTTCAATTCACCGAAACTGAAAAGTCTCGTGTGTTTATTAAAGTTACAAAGACTAAGACGCTTGCCGCTTACGGGCAAATTGTTGACGTTTTGTTGTCTAACAATAAATTTCCAATTAGCATTGACCCGTCCGTGTTGCCAGATGGCATTGTTGCTGATGTTCATTTTGACCCTAAAGAACCACCATCTACTGAAAAGCAAAAGTTAAACATTCCTTATGGCGAAAAAGGAAGCGCAGGAATCACTGCAGACTTTAACCTAGACACGCTTGAAGAGCTTCTTGGTTCGATGAAAGATGAACTCAAAGACTTGCCCGGTTTAAAAGAAGGCCCCGGAGTAACACCAACCTCAATTACTTTTAGTCCAGCTATGGTGGCTGCTAAGAAGATGGAGAAGAAAATTCATGACCAGCTTGATGAAAGCAATGCGTCAAAGCATCTTCGTTCTGTTGCTTTTGAAATGGCGTTGTTTGGCACAGGGGTAATGAAAGGCCCTTTCGGTACAAACAAGGAATACCCACATTGGGAAGAAGAAGGTAATTACAACCCCTTGATTAAAACAGTACCAGAACTTTCTAGTGTTTCTATTTGGAACTTCTATTGGGACACTGACGCAAATAACACAGACGAATGTCAATATGTAATTGAACGACATAAACTTAACCGCTCACAGATCAGGGCTTTGAAACGCCGTCCGTTCTTTCGTAGCAAAGTTATTGATGAAGTTATTGAAGAAGGCGAAGCGTATACAAAGAAATATTGGGAAGACGATCTAAAAGACTTTGCTCCAAACTTTGGCATTGACAGGTTTGAGGTGTTGGAATATTGGGGTAATGTTGATATTGACATGTTGATTGAAAACGACATTGATATTCCTGCAGACCTTGAAAACGAAGGTGAGTTGCAAGCAAACATTTGGTACTGCAACAACAAAATTATCCGACTTGTGTTGAATCCTTTCAAGCCGTCAAAGATTCCATACTACGCTGTGCCGTATGAGTTGAATCCATATTCTCTAGCAGGCGTTGGTGTTGGTGAAAACATGGACGACACACAGACGCTGATGAACGGCTTCATGCGAATGGCTGTTGATAATGCTGTGTTGTCTGGTAATTTGGTTTTTGAAATTGATGAAACCAATCTAGTCCCCGGTCAAGACTTTTCAGTTCATCCCGGTAAAGTGTTTCGTAGGCAAGGCGGCGCTCCGGGCCAAAGCTTGTTTGGTACAAAGTTTCCTAACGTAGCTCAAGAGAATCTGCAACTGTTTGATAAAGCTCGTCAGCTTGCTGATGAATCTACAGGGCTTCCTTCATTCTCGCACGGACAGACTGGTGTGTCTGGTGTAGGTCGTACAGCCTCTGGCATTTCCATGTTGATGAACGCTGCCTCTGGTGGTGTTAAAACTGTAATTAAAAACATTGATGATTATTTGCTTGGTCCAATTGGCAAAGCATATTTCAACTTCAATATGCAGTTTGATTACGACCCTGAGATTAAAGGTGACTTAGAAGTTAATGCTCGTGGCACTGAAAGCTTGATGGCTAATGAAGTTCGTAGTCAACGACTAATGCAGTTCTTGCAGATTGCTAGCCAGCCCTCCCTTGCTCCCTTTGCTAAGTTTCCTTACATCATTCGTGAAATTGCTAAGAGCATGGACCTTGATCCAGAAAAGGTTACTAACAACATGGACGAGGCAATGAAGCAAGCGGCTTTGCTGCAGCAACAACAGGCACCTGCCTCACCCGCAGGAGCGCCCCCATCACAGGGCGTAGCAGGCCCTCCAAGCGTTGCAGATCAAACAGGCGGTGGTGGTGGCAACATCGGCATTGGAGCGCCTCCTGAGCCGGGTATGCAAGGGTTCTCTGCTGCTCCTCCTGCTGCTCCTGCGGAACCAATGGCATGAAAGAATATTTAGCCAAGTTAAAACCGCTGGTTAATACGCCTCTTCAATGGCAAGCTTTTGAAGACATGCTTGATCACAACATTATGCAGCACCAACGAAAGCTGGAGCAGTCAACAGAGCCAATTGATTTATATAAAGCACAGGGTGCCATTGCTGCTTTGCGGCATCTTAAGTATTTGAAGGATGAAATAAATGTACAAAAAACGTAAAAGTAAAATGTTTGCCACAGGCGGCATTATGCAAGAAGGTGGAACCGTTGATGAAGTTAGCGGCAATGATGTTCCACCGGGTTCTTTGAAAGAAGAAGTTAGGGATGATGTTGATGCAAAACTTAGCGTCGGAGAATATGTTTTTCCAGCAGATGTCACTAGATATTATGGCATTGCTAAACTTGAAGCAATGCGTAAAGAGGCTCAAGACAGCTTGAAACAAATGGAAGCTGGTGGTCGCATGGGCAATGCTGAACAAGTTTCAGAAGAAGCCATTGATAGTTATGATAACGATGAAGAGTTTTCTAAATCTGTTGATGCTGCCATGAGTGAGCAAGATGGTGAGAATGAATATAACAAAGGCGGCGTTGTTAAGAAATATGCACCCGGTGGTGTTGTTGGCTACGATCCTGTAACAAATAAAGATATTTATAAACGCGCTCCAATTAAGGGATTTGAAATGATTCCTATGGAAGACGATAAAGGCAATAGGATTTTTATTCCATTCATTAATGGTGAGCCTCAACTTACTATTCCTGCTGGCTACTATATTCGTGCAGCAGCTACAGATGCAAAAGTAACTACTGGTACAACCCCAACAGGTGGTTCTACATCTAGTCAAGGTGGTGAGGGTGATCTGGTAGGGCAGGGGGGCGTTGAAAGAGCGTCACCGTCTGGTCCAGATGTATTAGGTTTAGGGCCAGCATCAGACAGATCAAGTTTTCGAGATGCTTTAAAAGACGTTCCGTCTTCTTTTACTACAGTGGCATCAATGGTGCCGGGTCTGAACCTTGGACTTAACCTCGCCAAGCTTGCTGATTTTGCTTTGTCTTCTTATGATAAATCACAAAATGTAGAAGCAAATGAAAAGATGTCTTTAGCTAGGGAAACTTTTCAGAAAAGTGAAAAATCAATTATTGAAGAAGCAGTTAGTTTATCTATTAGTAAAAACATCTCACCAAATGCTGCGCTAGACGAGGTTTACGGCAGTTATGTTGATGACAGTAGCGACAGGTTGGATTTTAGCGGACCTACCGTTGGCGGCCCAATAAGTCAGCCATCTGTTACAGGGACAGCTTTGGGCCCTGCGGCTTATGAGGCTGTAAGTTCTCCAGTATCACAGCCATCTGTTACAGGGACGGCTTTAGGCGCTTTAGGTGGTGGGTTGCAAGGAGGAGGCTCTGGCTCAACAGGTTTGTACGGCGATGCTTTTGCTGGTGTTGATCTAGGCGTTGCTCCCGATGTTGCTGTTGGCCCTTCAGGTGGAGGGGGTTATAACGAAGGCCCTAGTGTTGGTGGTGAGGGTGGTGGTGGTGGTCAAGGTGGTGGTCAAGGTGGTGAAAACGGTGGTGGTCAAGGCGATGCTGGTCCTCAATAGTTTTAATAACTTTTAAAAATTATGATTTCTTTAATTACTTTTAAAAATAAATCTTTTGCTGACGTAATAACAGAATGGTGGTGGAGATGGAAGTGGAGGAGCCGCTGGTGGAAATTTAAATAACCTATAATATCAATATCTAAACCAGTGGTGGGCTGGAAGATAATTTATAACAACTCACCATTAATGGCTACCTATCTCCCCAGCAATGCTGGCTACAGCTAGCCCCAACTTAAAAGGTAAATATGACAGAAGCTGTAATTGAACAAGCAAAATTTATGTCTTCGTATGGTAAACGAAATGCCAATACTGAGCGTATTGAAAAAGAAGAAGCTGAGTTGAAGCTTTTGATTGATGGTGTTAAACAAGCCCCTACTCAAGTTGTTGAAGCAGAACCAGAAAGCGCTGAAGAAAAAAGCTTTAAGAAACGCTACGGTGATTTGCGTAGGCATTCTCAAGAACAACAAAATGCTTTTCAGAAACAAATTGATGAATTGAAAAGCCAACTTCAGCAAAGCACTGAACAACAAATTAAAATGCCAAAGAGCGAGGAAGAACTTGCTGCTTGGGTTCAAGCCTATCCTGATGTTGCAAAGATTGTTGAAACCATTGCATTGAAAAAAGCTAAGGAGCAATCATCTTATTTGGAAGAACGCTTTAAAGCTTTGGACGAACAAGAAAAACTTACGGCTCGTGAAAAAGCTGAAGCTGCTTTGTTAAAGATTCATCCTGATTTTGAAAAGATTAAAGATACGGATGACTTTCATGAATGGGTTGAAGAGCAGCCTAAGTATATTCAAGAAGCTTTGTACAACAATGAGACAGATGTTAAGTCGGCTTCTCGGGCAATTGATCTTTATAAAGCTGACAAGAACATTGGTCGCTCTACAAGCAAAGAGGCAGCAGCTAGTATTGGTGTTCGTCGGAGTAAAGCAGCCCCTGATTCAGACAACGTCGAAGGCTCCTTTAAAGAGAGTCAGGTTAACCGAATGAGCATTCAAGAGTACGAAGCTAATCAGGAAGCCATCACTAAGTCTATTCGTAGTAAAACATTTATCTACGATGTTACTGGTGCAAGTCGATAATAGTTGACAAAGTAAAAAAAACAGTGTTATAACTATCTTACAGAGCGAACAGAAACTGTTTTCTTGGTTTATTAAATAAGCCTAGTTCTGTAAAGAGTGACAGGTTGCCGTAGCAATACCAACCAACTTGTAAGAAACTCTTAAGTAATGTAAGACATAACTGAAGATCGGTTTGTCTTTAGTTGCTTGTGACGAAGAACAATGAGTTAACAGAATTACCTGTAACTTAATTGCCCGTATACGTGTTTAAGGCATTAGACATTGATACGCACCAATTTAAGCCAGCCTCTGTAGACATGTTTATCGTATTTGATTATATGCCAAACTATCTATAGGAGATTTAAAATGGCTTTTCCTTCAGCGTCCGGTTACGGGCAACTAAGCAACGGCAATTTTTCTGCCGTTATCTATTCCAAGCAAGTTCAAGTTGCTTTCCGCAAGTCGTCTACTGTTGAGGCTATCACCAACAATGACTATTTTGGCGAAATTGCCAACATGGGCGACTCTGTCAAGATCATCAAAGAGCCTGAAGTGTCGGTTCAAAACTATGCTCGTGGTACTCAAATCACGGCACAGGAACTTGACGATCAAGACTTCACGTTGGTGGTTGATCAAGCTAACTACTTTGCTTTCAAGATTGACGACATTGAAGCTGCTCACTCGCATGTAAACTTCATGCAAATGGCTTCTGACCGCGCTGCTTATCGCTTGCGTGATCAGTATGACCAAGACGTTCTTGGCTATCTGACAGGCTGGCAACAGGCTGCAAAGCATGCTAACGCCAGCGTTGCTCGTTCAACCGCTCCCGGCACCAAAGCTGTTTCTACGGCTGGTTCTGACGAGTTGCTTGCTACGATGAAGCTGAAAAAAGGTAGCTTTGGTAACATCACCACTGCCTCCGCTGGTGAGCATTCCATTCCGTTGGCTGCTCGTCTGCCCGGTGCTACCACCATCCCTACCGACGTTGCTTCGCCTTTGATGGTGCTGGCTCGTATGGCTCGTTTGCTGGATCAACAATTTGTTGACACGAATGGTCGCTGGTTGGTGGTCGATCCTGTGTTTGTTGAGTTGCTCAAAGACGAAGACAGTCGTCTTATGAACAGCGACTTTGGTGGTAGCGGTCTGCAAAATGGCCTGATCATCAACAACCTGCACGGCTTCAAAGTGTATGTGTCGAACAACCTGCCATCAATTGGTACTGGCCCCGGAACCACTGGTTCTGCTAACCAGAACGCCAACTACGGCATCATTGTTGCTGGTAGCGAATCGGCTGTGGCGTCTGCTC